GCGAGAGCGGCCGAGCGGGTCATGGTACGCATTCGATTCAAACCTTTCGTCAGTGTCGGTACCCATTACCGACAAACAGAATTATACTCGATGTCGCCCCAAAAAGATACTAACCAAAGGTAGGATTTGAAAATAAATTTTTCGCTTGACACGCGTGACAGGCCCGGACTATAATTTTTTCAGGACAGGACAGGTGAGCGCAGCGAACGCCTGTAAATCAGTAGTCTTTTGTTTGTGGTCTGTAATATTTACCACAGGACAGGACCGAGTAGTGTGGACTGTAATTCATTCATAGGACAGGACAGGAGCGGGAGCGTAAAAAAGAAAGGGCCACTACCTTTCGGTAGCAGCCACATTCTTTAGTCTTCCTCGATTGGTTCGTCCACGTCCGCTTGCGTGTAGTAATCGAGAATCACTGGATTGTACCGTGCCATCTTTTCTTTGTGGCACTTGTCGCACGTACGAGTGAGGTAGATACCTCGGCCATCGTATTGAACTTCGCCATCTTCCCCACTACCGCATGGGCAGGGTACGATTCGGTCGAACATTCACTTTCCTTTCGTGAGTGAGTGAAGGAGCCGAAGCGCCAGCCATATCCAAGGTAAGGATATGACCAGCGCTCCGATTGTTTCCACTATGGCCGAGTCCTCAGAATCTCGTCCACTTGCGCCTTGGTTACTTCACTCGCCCGATACCTGGCGAGCATTTCGATTGGCGAGACGTTAGCTACCCGAGTGAGTAGCACGATACCCAGCCCGAGGTGAGCCGAATATCCGTAGTAGTAGAGAGTGTGTAAAAACGTTTCCAGAGCTAACCACGTTTCCTCGCTGTGCATTCCCTATCCTTTCCAAAGTGAGGGGAGCCGAAGCTCCCCTCCCCTATCCTACTTGCCGGTGAGGTACTTCGCGCATTCGTCTTCGAGACGGTTAGCAGCGCGGTACAGCATCGACCAACCTGGACCAGCCGAACCCGCGATGCTCACTCGCAGGTTGTGCATGAGGTTCAATGCGTCGAGAGTCGCATTGTAATCGAACTCGTATTCGGCCACCTCCGAGACCGAGATAATCATCAAATCCGAAACCTCGCACCATGAAACGACTGTCTTGTACTTCATACTCTCTCCTTTGGGAGTGAATCTCCCGCGATGCCCTCGGCTTTCTAGTTTAGCCTACCACCACGCGAACTGCTGCCGTTTGTAGTGCGCGATATTGTCTTCGCGCACTACCGCGAGGGCCTGCCGAACGCACCACCATTTATGCTCCCGTTTCAGGAAGCGCGAACGTTTGCGCCGTTCATATGCAAGCCGCTTATCTCTAGCCTCCTTTCGCATGAGATGGTCAGTGAGGTACCAGATTTCGCGTGCATTCAATTCGTTGGATTCCATTGTCTCTCCTTTTGGATGCGAGAGCCAAGGGCATCGCGCGGGATTCACTCCGCGCTTTGTGCGACGCGCGGATTCATTCTCTCGCGCGGCGCCGTATTCGGTTGTCAATGAGCCGTGCTTGATTCACCATCAACCAAGCACCTATACATAATGCAATACCCCTCAGAGTCAAGCAACTACCATTGGTTAGGATTCTTCACTTTGTTTAACATAGTACTTTGGTCTTACCACTTGCGAATCCTTTTTTATTGGTATTACCACTTTTTTAATCCAAAAAAAATTGGTATGACCACTCAAATTTTTGGATGTCAAGTGGTCAGACCACCCCCCATGCCCGTCCCAGCGGGTCCCCCCATAGCATAGGCGAATGCCGACCTCAGCAGCACATGATTTCCAATATATACCAACCAAGGAAAAGAATAGGGTCCCATATTGATGGGTCCCATATAAAGGGTCCCATATAATAGAATCAATACAATAGAGTGGCACCATTCAAAATACCTCTTGACACTTTCCGTGCTTCCGTGCTAAACTCCCGCAGGCGAAGCTGTACGTAAGACGAAGGTGCCACATGAACATATGGAGCGATAAAACCGCATCCCGAAACCTCTCATCTGAGCGAAACTATCTCGCGCGCATGAATGAATTTCAGGATGCAGTTGAGGCAGGAACTGAAACAATCCTCGACCAGGAAAATGAGGTAACACTTGTCGTTGAAGAGAAACCTTCCATTGGTAGACATGGAGGCGCTATCGACGATAGTGTTAAACAGGCGTGCGCAATCCTCTCCGCTCACGATGTACCTCAAACCGAAATCGCTAAACTCTTTGGCATTTCCGATTCTAGTGTGTCTAATTTCGCCAACGGAATGGACAATAACCGTACACCTGTTCCGGTACTTCAAGACGGAATACAATCCGAGCGAGAGAAGATTGAGCGTTCGGCTCTCGAAAAGACCATGATGACCCTCGGTCTAATCGAAGCAGAAGATGTCCTAATGCTAGGCGCTAAGGACAAAAGCATCGTCGCGCAGAACTTATCGAAAGTCGCCGCGAATATGCAGAGTAAGCAAATCACCAATGACAATCGGATTCAGATGGTGATTCACGCGCCACAGGTTCGCCAGGACCACCACTACCAAGAAATCGAAGTTAACTCCTAATTATCCTATAAACAACGAGATGCTCGCGTCGTCAGAAGTCTCCTTTGTGTTTTTGGGCGGTGCATTTGCAGGAGTGCATCGCCCAGTTTTCTAACATGGAACCACTCGAATCAATTGAATGGGCACCAACGCGGAAACAGGAAGTATTTCTAACTCTGCCTGATTCAATATTTGAGGCGCTCTATGGAGGTGCTGCCGGAGGGGGCAAGACGGAAGCTCTATATATGCTTCCTCTCGTTCGTGGTTGGCACCATGAACCTAAGTACAAAGGAATCATTCTCCGCCGCTCGTTTCCCGAACTTGAACGCGAAATCATTATCAGAAGTAAGCAGTGGTACTTATCAACAGGTGCGAAATGGAATGAGACGAAGCGATTTTATACCTTTCCCAATGGCGGTGTTCAGATGTTCGGGCACTGCGAACATGAAAAAGACATTACCAAGTATGACGGTGTTGAATATAACTACGCCGGTTGGGACGAACTCACGCATTTCACTGAATATCAGTATCTCTATCTTACGGCGTCGAGAGTCCGGTCATCTTCCTCACAACTTCCAGCAATCGTGCGTGGAGGTAGCAATCCAGGAAATGTCGGACATAAATGGGTACGGACAAGGTTTGTTGACCCAGCGCACGAAGGACTAAAGGTTCTCGTTGACAAGCGCACTGGTCTAAAGCGAATCTTCATTCCGGCATTCGTTCAGGACAACAAGTACCTGATGGCGAATGACCCAATCTATTTGGCAAAGCTTGAACTGTTGCCAACTGAAGCGGAAAGAAGGGCAAAGAAGTATGGGGACTGGTTCACGTTTGAAGGGCAAGTCTTCGAGTTCCGATTGGAGCCGCTGCCCGACGAACCTGAAAATGCTCGTCACGTCATTGAGCCGTTTGAAATCCCAGCATGGTGGCCAAGAATTGCCGCAATCGACTGGGGATTCGCAGCTAATGTCTGGATTGGATGGGCAGCCATTTCTCCCGATGGCAGAGTTTATCTCTATCGTGAATACTGCAAGCCGCGTCAACTTATCTCAACGTGGGCCACTGAGTTTGCTAGACTTTCTCAGTATGAAAAGCTAGAGACAGTTGCTCTTGACCCGTCCGCTTGGCAACAGCGTGGGATGGAAACAATTGAGCAACAGTTCCAGCAGTACTCAGGTCACGTACCAGAACGCGCGCAGAATGATAGGATTGGTGGAAAGCTACTGCTACACGATTACCTTCGATGGACACCAAAGCCTAAAGCGCGAGACGTGGCGGGAATGTTTGACCCGGAACTCGCAGCAAAGATTCTCCGGAACTACGGTAAATCAAAGTACGAAGAATACGTAAAGTTTTTCGAAGAAGAACCAGACGAACTGAATCTGCCGAAGCTCCAAATCTTTTCAAATTGCACGTATGTAATTGATTGTATTCCAGACTGCGTTGCGGACCCAAATAATCCAGAAGACGTTGCAGAATTTCCAGGTGATGACCCATACGACGGAACGCGCTATCTTCTCCAGGCTATTACTCGATTCAAAGAAAAGGCTACGTGGAATAATCAGAATTATCTCTCAATGCAGGAAGTGAACTCACTCTACGAAAAAGGCAAGCAGATGCGAGACTTGACTCAATTCTATATTCAAGCGCCTTCTATCGAAAAGAAGATGACGACACCATATGCCGTCCGGGGCAGGAGGAGAAGGTAAGTGTTAGTAAGATTCTGGAATTGGTTAGTCACTGACAATTCAAACGAACCTACACGTTACGAACAGGAACTCCAGAGACGTATCGATTATCTGGAAATCGAGCTGCACAAGGAGCGCGAGAAATATCGGGATATGATGGAGCGGATTGCATTCCCGCCAGCATATCCGATAGAACCGGCTTCTGGCCCATTCCAGTCTGTACCTGCTACAAACAAGGTTCAGGCTGAAGCTAACAGACTTTCTCAACTTTCCAAGCAACGACTGGCAGACCAGATTGCTGAAATGGAAAGTCGAGCAGCGTCCATCTCCCAGCGGGATGAGAAACTTTCGCGAGAAGCTAATGCCGAAAAGGAAGAAGCCAAAGAGTAAGGGCAACTTCTCCAAGATTGCGTTCCAGAAGATGCCCCTTGACTCAATTGTTGGAAACAAGAAAAAGAAATCCAAGATGAGTCAAGGTGGGATGCTCACCAAAAGGAGTCAGTAATGGGCAAGTCAGCATTCGATTTCGATGACATTCAGGCACTGGAAAACCGCCGCAAGGAAGTTGCAGTTCTTGCCGGTGCTTCCCCACGCGCTGAACGATACCGGGATTCTCCGCTCAAGAAGCTTGTGAGGGAGTACTTCAAGGAAACCGAGACGAAGACGGAGGAAAAGGTTCGTAAGTACGCTGAGAGCCATCCACTTCCGGGATATAACTTCGTCAGTTCAATCGACCCGGATGATGAAAAGGAAATTTCGGATAAGGCTACAAAGGAAGCAAAGGAAGCCGCAGACGCTCAGGCTGCATTGATGGAAGAAGCGAACGCGAATGAGTACAAGGTCACGGACACTTCAACCGGATTGCCGAAGGCCCAGCCAGTTATCGAAGATGAAGACGTGGTGCCGGTAAAGGTTGTGACCTCTGCTCCTGTTGCCAAGGCTCCTGAACCCAAGAAGTAAAGCGAATCTATCATGGCGGAAGAAGTACTCTCAAAAGCTGAAAAGGACGATATCCTCAAGGAAACGGGGAAGCACGTCCTTAACATTGCTCGCGGATTCGAGCGTGAACACGAGACTATCCGCGATAACCATCTTCTCCTGAAGAAGAAGGGAGAGTACTTTTTCCGCGGTGAACAGAGACTGTACTACGATTATGAAGCCAGAGACTACAGGTCGTTCTCAGAATCGCCGGACTACGACCCAAATTCCGAAGACAACCTCTATAACCGAGTCGTCAACGTCTATCGAGCGCATGGAGAAGCCGTCATTGCCGCCCTCACCGTTGAAATCCCCGGCGTCAATTTTCTGCCCGACGATGCGAAGAATGCAAACGACCTTGATACCGCAAACAACTATTCTTCAGCTGGAATGCTCATTCAACGGCACAACGATGTTGACCTTCTCTACCCGTATGCAGTTTACCTCGCATGGATTTCTCCTCTTGTCGCGGCATATCACTACCTAAAGGAAGATAAGAAATACGGAACCTACAAGGTACCAGTATACGGAGAAAAGGGTGAGACTCTTACTCATTGGAAGTGCAAGAACTGTGAAGCATCTGTATCGGAAAGTGAAGAAGCTTGCCCCCGTTGTGGTTCCGACAAAATTGAAAAGATTGATGAACAAATCAAGGTTTCGTTTGTAGAGAACTATGATGATGCGCCGAAGGCTCGCGTAGAAATCAAAGTCTATGACGTTAGCAACGTCAAAGTGTCTCCATATGCAAAGACTCAGGACGAAACACCATACCTGATTCTTGAATATGATGAGCACATAAGTCAAGCGCGTGCGAGAATTGGTCGAGATATCAAAGGAAGCTCTGACCGGCATTCATACGAACGGTATGCGCGCTCGCCAAAGGATTACAACGACGACACGAATCTGGTAACTGTTCAGTGTGTTTGGCTCCGACCTGAGGCGTATTACTACGAATCGGTTGATGTTGGCGACGCGCTGAAAGAGATGTATCCAGACGGCTTGTATGCCGAACTCATCGACGACCAAGTGATTGAAGTTCGCAATGAGAATTTGGATGACTATTGGACGCTTTTTCGCGTTCCCCTTAGTCCTCATATTCACGCGGACCCAATCGGCCAGCCGTTGTTCGACCCACAGGAAATCACGAATGATATCGTGAATCTTGCTGTCGATACGATGCAGCAGGCTATTCCTGAAACGTTCGCTGACCCATCGGTGTTAAACTTCGATGAGTACTCGAAGACTGTAAAGCGGCCGGGAAACGTGTATCAGGCGAAAGCGCTCGCGGGTCGAAATCTGGGCGATGGGTTTTACTCAAGTCGAACCGCCACGATGTCGCAGGAAATCGACCGTTTTGACTCCAAAATACAGCAGTACTCGCAGCTTGTCGTGGGCGCTTTCCCATCCATTTACGGCGGGACATTACAAGGCGGGTCGAAAACCTTTGCCGAGTACGATGCCAGTCGCCAACAGGCGCTCCAGCGGCTTTCACTCATACATAAGGCCGCGACACGCTGGTGGTGCAAAGTCATTGGAAAAAGTGTCCCGCTGTACGTTGATTCACTGGTTGA